AAGACCCTTTTGATCTTCGCTAGTCCAGCGGCGCAAGCGTGGTCTTTCCAGATCAATTAAACGGCTTTCGGCGGTCATCGAAATCGTGCAAGTCTCGCCTTCTTCAGAAATGGTCATCACATCCATCCGGCCAGAAAATACTTTGTAACTGCTAACTGTGCCAGTAGTAATTGCGCCAACGTATATATTCGCTATGCGATATTGATAATTTTCTGTAAGTGCCAATGCCAAAATGCTTGAAGAAACACCTGTCAGCAACATCGACACGCCTTTTGCACCGATTTCCGCGCTTTCTTCAACAGATGAAACATTAATTAATGAACCGCCGCCAGTGTAAGTTTGTCCGTCAACAGTTAGATCACCGTAACCATTCCACAAGCGTAATGCACCGCTGTCAAATAGCAGTTCAGCCGCTAGAAAACCAGCAAAGCTATCGGTCGCAAATTCGGATGGTACACCGCTGCGGCTCATAGTGCTTCAACCGCTGCAAAGCTAATTGAATAAAAACCGGCATTGTTGATTGTCCAAACTGCTTCATTGCTAGTCAGCCGGAAAACACCTTTTGCGTTGCTGACCGCAACAGCCGCCCCGTCAGCCGGTGATGAACGCAAATCCGGCCACAAATTCAAGGTGGCTTCGCCGCTGCTATTGCTAGTTACATCTTCAAGCACTTTGTAAAGCCGCGCCGATGCTGCACTGCCAAGCTGGATATAATCACCGGCCATCAGATACCCAACCGCCGATGCTGGTAAACCGTCAATGTTTAATTCGTTTCCTGTTTGACTTGCGCCATTAACAACCGGCGTGCCAGCGGCAGATGCCGCCGTTCCGCGTGGCGTTGCACCGTTTGGATCGCCAACCAGAAACGTGCCGAACTGACCGCGCAACCGCAAAAGAAAGCTGTTCCAGTATTCGCTATCTTCACGCTTGACAGGCGGTATGCGGATCATTGTTGACCATCTTGCCCCAGCGTGCCGAACCGTTTGCTGTGACAGCGTAAACGGACTTTCTGAAACGGATACAATGTCAGTCGCAGTAAACTCAACGCTTGCAACGCCGGTCTGTGTCGGAAATGTAAGTGGATACGTTTCAGCCATAACTATCCCCCAAATGCGCTTGCGAATGACCCGCCGCGCCGCCTTGCTTCAAACACCGCAGACTTTGATGCTTCTTGTATTTGCGGCAACATACCCATCACTTCAGCGCGTACTGTTTGCGATACGCCAGCCGACAGGTTAATGGTCTGGTGAACGGTAACACCGCCGCCGATTTTATCATTTGGCACAATAGTTCCCGCGCTATCTGGCACAAATAATTCTGCACCTTTTTCACCAACGACCGAAACCTTGTTTCGTGGTGGTCTACCACCATCAGCAAAAAGACCGCCAATGAACCCGCCAATTGCACCAAAAATACCACCGCCACCCCCGCCACCTAATCCTGCGGCAATGTTGCCAGTAATGTTTTTCTGTATTTGAATGCGGATCAAATCGCTAATAATTGACCGCGCCATTGACTTGAACGCATCTTTCGCGCTGGCTGTTCCCATAGTTACATCAACAAGCGCATCTTCCAGCGATTTGATGCCACGAACCGCTGCGCTTTCCATATTTCGTTGAAGGTCTCTTGCGCTGTCAGCCAAATCCATTAACTGCTTGCGATAGGTCTTGCTGGTTTGGTTGCCTTGTTCCATATTCCCGTTCAAAGAACCAACAGCATCAGATGTGCCTTGAACCGCTGCACGCAAATCTGAAAACAAATTGGTGCTTAATGTCCTGTTCATTCTTTGAAAATTGTCGGTGAAATTTAAAATTCTTTTACCAAGTTTCTCATCAAACAGACTAAACAAGAGGCCACCAGCTTCGGCCAGTCTCAAAACAACGCGCTGTGCTTGAGCCGCAAAACGCACAATTGCTTTCGCTGTTTTTTCAACCAGATTGATAACGCCAATAGCTAAATCTTTGGCAAACTTTTTGATGCCGCCAGTTTTCTTGATTGCAGCCACAATCTTATTTCGCATCAAGTCAACAATGACACGCAATGCCGGTGCTAACGCGGCAACCAATTGGTCACGCACGCCGCCAAGCATTGTTCCCAGCTTCATCATTGCATCGTTGGTTTCTTCAACGCCCTTGACCGCGCTTGACGATAATATGAAGCCAAGACCTTCGGCATCTTGGAACATCTGTCGCAGGGCTGTGCTGCCGCCTTCTAGCGTGTTTACAAACGCCACGCCTTCACTGTCGAAAAGCTTAAACGCAAGCCGCACTTTATCGCCGCTGCTTTGCACTTCATCAAAGGCATCAGCCAGCTTTAGCATTTGCTGATCAAGTGATAATTTGGTTAGTTCTTTGGCGTTCAGCCCAAGTTCTTTCAGCGCATCTTTAGCTTCGCCGGTATTGTTAGCTGCCTCAGACAAACGCCGCGTAAAGCGTTGCACTGCCATATCGACTGTGCGCGTTTCAACGCCAGCCAGATTAGACGCATATCGCAGCTTTTGTAATGCTTGACTGGTGACGCCCAGCTTTTGCGCTGTTTTGCCCAGCGTGTCAATGCTTTGCAATGATGACTTGACCAACAAGCCAAGACCAGCCGCACCAGCAACAGCGGTCAGACCGACCTTGAAGTTGAACAGTGCTTTGCGAACAAGCCCTAATGACTGGTTTAACTTGCGGAACGTGCCGCGAGTTAGGTCTTTCGCGGTGATGGTAAAATTAAGATTTTGATTTGCCATCTTCGATCACCTTGAAATATGCGAACCATTCATTCAGTTCTGTCAGCGTCAATTCTTCAATTTCTGCTTGTGTCTTGTGAAGGCGATCCGCCAAGGCCAGCATATTCAGCCTCAACGGGTCGCCCTTTAGTTTTTTTCCGCATCCCCAACGCTTTCAACATCGCCAAACATCTGCCCAGCAATATCAGCAATCAAGGCCACGCTGTCACCCATCAGGTACGTCTTATCTTCTAACGTAAACATCCGCTTGCCATCAGCATCTTCAGCCTTTGTTATAATCAGATCAACCATTCCGCTGATCGTCATATTGTTCAGAAAGTCTTTGTGCTTTCTTTGCAGCTTGTCAATGTCTCCGGCGGTAATGGCTCCAGAATAAATAACCAATGGCTGACCATCTTCGCCCCACTCATCAACTTTAATGACCTTTCGGTCGCGGTTACGCCTTGCGGCGATCTGTTCTCCCAAACCCATTTTTTACCCCTTTATGATACGGTTGTTTCAGTTAAGCCGCCAGTACCTTGAAAGCTGTATGTGGCGGTATTGATGCCATCAGATGTGACGCCAAGTGAAAAGCTAGTGACAATCGCTGAACCGGTCAGCTTGTGGTCGCCAGATGTGTTGCCTTCCATTTGCAAGTTCAAAGTGATGCTATCACCAGCGCGGCAAGCTGTTTGCGCTGTGTCACTATCGTCAAAATAAGTTTCAACAGTACCGGTGAAATCTTTGAATGATGCCACATATGTCTTGGCAGTATCACCCATCGCTGTATCTTCAATTGTGTCAGCGGTTTCATCTAATGAAAAGCTAATCACTTCAGCCATAACGTCAGTGCCGATTAGGACTGACCCATCATTTCCTTTAAAAGTCGCCATCGATAAATCTCCTAAACGGCAGTTTCAACGTCATTTTCTTTGGTGCGGTATTGCACCGAAAGAGTGAACCGACCAACGGCAACCGGCTGTTCGCCATCGCCACTATAGTCAGCCTCAAACGCAACAACCTGTGCATCTTTTGCCAGATTATTCAGCGTCACATCAGCGGCAATGGCTTCTTCAACCTCAACCGCAATTCCATCCAGCGCATTGTCATAATTCGCTGTGCCAATTACATATGCTTCAACAGCAACTTCTAAAACCCTATTTACCGAACGCGCCAGCGTAATTGTATCAAATTCGGTGGCTTCGCTCTTGGTAAAAATACACAATGCCGGAAGCTTTGTCTGTTCCAGCGGAAATATACGGCTGCGAAATACGTTGCTGCCGGTGGTGGTCAATCCCGTTAGTGCGGTCACGATCTGATCGCGGATTTGCTGACGAACGTGCGCCATTATTGTTTCT